GTCGGCGCAGACTGACTTTTTAAGGTTCAGAAAAAGCTTCATCCGAATTTTCTTTCTTTTCTCGTTGAACTTGTTTGATCATTTGCTCAGAACATTTGACGTAATCGGAGGGATTGACGCCTATGTCAGAGGACATGCGGGCCGCGAGCCGTTGGCAGGCAATCATGGCGTAGCTTAAAGGGACATCGTAGTGCCTGGCATAAAACACGTCCATTATAGAGGCTTCTACGTCATCCAAGGTGTCGAAGATTTTTTCTGCGGTTTTCTCGTTCATTAATTTGACCCCCTTCGCACGTCATCGATATACCGGGTTAGTCTATCGATGTGCTTTCTTAAATGGTCGGTATCGTCGAGGATATTTTTAGCAAAGCTCAAAACTTCTTCGAAGTCTCGGTTAAGCTGCGCGTGGCGCATGGCGCTGTAGCTTATGTCTTCTTTCTCTACTGTTTCAGTCTCCATAGGACCTCCTTCGTTAAATGGACGGCCAGTATACACACATAAAATACCCATATTCAACTTGTTTTACCCAAGAAAATCGTATAAATTTATGTTTTTTCGGGAGACACAACATATGGCGGGTAGACCAGCTAAATGGCCACAAGAACTTGTGGATAAGGTTAGACAAGCGAGAAACGTAGAGAACCGCAAAGTTGATTGGATTGCGGAAAAATATGGTGTACCCATAGATACGGTGCGAGACTGGGTATATCGAGGAAAGCGAGCTACGCCATATGAAGAAGCCCGACAGTGAGTACCAGTGTTCTAGATGTAAGGAAATGTTTTCCTTAGAACCAATTATCTACCAGTTCTTGGTTGAATCCGGGGCGCAAGTAGAGTCTATCCTGTGTTATGCGTGCCTGGGACAGTTAGAAATGGTTAATGGCGATCTTGAGTTTCCAATTTATCATTGAGCCGGTAGGCGAGGTCCACGAGTTCTTTTAGCTCTGCCACGCTCTCGTTAAACCGTTCAATGGCCTCAAAGACCTTGTCCGCTTCCTCTTCGGTAAATTTAATCGTTACTTTTGTTCCCAACTTCAATCGCCTTATTTGGTCGGTTGGCCTCGTGCTTCACGCCTAGTAACGCTTGCCACATCTGAAGTTTCTTGACGTCTTCGGTGTTAGCCGCGCCTTTTTCGTGGATTTGTCGCTCTACTTTTTCAAAGGCTTGTTTAAACTTTTGTTCAATCGCGAACATTATAATAATCCTTGACCGAAAAGATGGTGTCTTCTTCTTTTGGATCGGGTTTATTCTTCTCTCGGTGTTCGATTAAACGATCCTTAATGTAGCGTCGGTCTCTATCCGAAAGGTTTTCGTTTTTCCACGCTTCAAATACCACGCGCAGTTGGCCGCTAATGGTGCGTCCCTCCACGTCAGCAATGACTACGATCTCTTCGTAGACGTCTTTTGGAAGCAGGACGCTTTTCCACTTGTTTGTATCCATCGGTTTCTCCAAGGCTAATATCTGCGATTATATAAGATTAATCGACAGATTCAAAATCTCCCCAGTTTGGGCCCATTTCAATGTCACACTTGTTCGGGACCACTAGCGGTATGGCGTTTTTCATAGTTTCAGACAGCTCACGAGCCTGTTCCACGGACTTTACGCTGAAAGCCAACTCATCATGCACCTGGAGCAAAGGCACCGTACCGGCCTTGTAGACGTCCACCATAGCCTGTTTGGTCATATCTGCGGCCGCCGCCTGGATTAAACGGTTCAATGATTTATAGGTGTACGCCCTGCGAAGACGGGTCGTCGGCCCATATTCGTTTATTGCGTCCTGGTAGGGCAGAGCCTTATTCATTTCAAAGGCGTCCGGTTCCCATAAATCAAACCGGCACTTACGGCCTCCCAGGGAGCGTATGGAGCCGCTAGAGCGTTTATCGTCCAGGGAGCGTTGTACCCCTTGCATCAATCCTCGAACGAACGGGACGCGGTCGTGGTACTGCGTGGTAAGCTCCTTGGCCTCTGGAAGGGTAATGTCTAGCTGCTGCGACAATTTATTGACGCCCATCCCGTACATCATTGCCAAATTTATGACTTTCGCCTGTTTGCGGGGGATTTCGGCCATATCTGCAACCATGCTGTGAAAATCCATATTCGGGTTTTCGTTGTAGGCTTCGACAAACTCTTTGACGCCCGGCAGGTCCATGTTCTTGTACTCCGAGAATGCGTGCGCGTAGTGCGTCAGTATGCGTGGCTCTTGCTGACTGAAGTCTATTGCAGCCCACTGCTCGCCTTCCTCTGGTAAAAACAATCTACGGATCATAGGTCCTAGCTCCGGGTCGCGAGCCGGGATTTGTTGAAGGTTTGGGTTGCTCATTGATAGACGGCCGGAAACGGTGCCCCCGCTGTCTGATCGCAGTTGGTTGATATGCCCATGCACGCGGCCATCCCTACCCACAAACTTCAATATGGAATCTATGAAAGTGCCCTGTATTTTGTTCAGGTTACGCGCTTCCATGATTAACTTAGCCAGTTCGGAGGGGTGTTCCGAGAGAAACGCTTTAGTGAAGCTTGGCGCGCCTTTTTCTGTCCTTGCGTATTTAATGTTCTGTTTATCAAACGCCTTAGCGATAGAAGCAGCCGCCCAGATTTCCACATCAGCGCCGTTGATTTCCTTGAGCCGTTTGCGGGCGGCCTTCTCACGTTTTAGAAGTTCTTGCTTGGTGCGCTCCGCCTGGTCTGTATCGACTCGGATACCTCGATAAGTCATGTCTACGAGGCACGGCAGCAAGTTAGTTTCCAATTCCCAGATTTGCCATAGGTCTTCTCGGTTCAATAGGGTCTTGAGATGTGACCAAAGCTCTAGGGTAATCTCAGCGTCAACCTCCGCGTAAGGCCCCACATACATCGCGGGCAGCTTCCACATCTCACCCTTGGGGTCCACGCCAAACTCGCGTGCTGCTTCTGTCAGGGTCTTCTCAGACTTGGTCTTGCCCAGGTAGTCGTAACACAGGGCGTTCAGGCTGTAGGAAAATCGGTTCTCGTCTACAAGCGCAGCGGTCATCATCGTGTCGATCACACGGCCTTTAACCTCAAAACCCATCGCACGTATCCAGCCCAGGTCATATTGAGCGTTGTGCATGATCTTGTCTGCCGGAGACTCAAACACCTTTTTTAAATATTTATTGATGATGCGCTGGTCCATGTTGCCGCCACCCAGGTGACCTACAGGGAAGTAACCCTTCCACCCAGGGACCGCTATGGCATAGCCCACCACCTCGCCGTTCTTTGTGGCCCAGCCCGGGCCGTTCGACTTGATGTGTGGATCGCGTGTCTCAACGTCAATTGCTATTTCTTTAGCGTTTAAAATTTCTTCTGGAAAAGGATGCTCTGGGGGCAGCCAATCTGTCTTCTGAGCGAACATCGCCATCTGTAAGTTACCGGGCATTTTCTTCTACTCTCCAAATAGTTTCTCGGCCTATTGCTTTACTAAAGTGTGTGCAGTGTTGGCAGTACCAACCTTTCCTGACGTTGTTTTCCACATCCACAACGGCTGTGGCGGTGCTACCGCAGGCATCGCATTTGTTGTAGTGCAAAGGGTCAATCTCGTCTTTTTTCATAAGTTGTAAGCTCTTTCATAATTCTCAGGATCGACGATAAATAAATTTTCTATTGTTCTAGTGACACCAACATAAAAAACGCGGTGCAAATCGTCGGGAGGGGTTCGTAGGGCCGCGGGGCTCAGATCAAGCAGTAGAACAACGTTCTCTGCTTCTCCTCCCTTTGTGCCGTGGATCGTGGACAATTTGATACGGGGTAATGCATTAAACTTTTCTCCTCGTCTCAATAATGATGTGATGTAGGCGCGGTCTACCGCAGGAATTTTGTCCATTGCGACATGCCATATCATGCTGTCATCAGCGATTAGACCGTGTTCTTTCTGCAATAGTTCAAGAGTGAATAACTGATCGTCAGGAGCCACTATCTTTTTCTTCCCACGTGCGACGCGAACGCCGTTGCCGGACATGTAGCTATATATTGTTTCGGCGGTCTTGAGGGACACAGGGCGTCCTTTACGCATGGATTCCCAACCGTTCACTGCAATCGACAGACGCTCGGAGATGGACCGTGAGCCGTTGCGCTCGAACAGGTATCCGCCTGTCTTCAGTTGCTCGGCAATAGGGGACAGCATGTAGTTGGCTTGGGCCATGACTAGCCACTCGCCTTCCGACATGTCTAGCTCTTCCAAACTGGTCAGTCTTCTGACGCTGCCTTCTTGGGGTTTAGGATTATATTTTTTTGGGAATCGTCTATGTATTCTCGAAACAATACTTTCTGCAAGTCGATGGACAGCTTGTGGGATTCGATAGGATTGTTCCAATACCTCACTTCCGCCGGGCAGGTTGATGAACTGATCAACATCTGCACCTGCCCATCTATAGATAGCCTGATCGTCGTCTCCGGCGCAGTACATGCGTTCTGCTTTTTTGTCGATGGCATGAGCGATATCCCACTGTAAGGGTGAAAGGTCCTGGGCTTCATCCAAAAAACAAAGCTTGAAGTGAGGACACACCCTGGCTGCATCCTTTACAAATAGCTCAAGCATGTCCGTATAGTCCAATAAACCGTGGAACTGCTTGTACTCTGCGTAGGCCGCAGCAATGTATTCAACCTCGGGCCACGATTCGTCTAATGAAGTTTGGTTGTACTCTGAACGCAACGTAGTCTTTTTAAGGCGAGACAGGTTAATAAGTCCTAACACCGGGTGTTCTAAAAGATTAGATGAAGACTCTTGTTCAAAATCGTAGTGCGGTTTAATACTAAGAGGTATTTTTATTTTTTTAGAAAGATCATCGAAGTTTTCTTTCTTCATTAGATCGTGATCGCGTATACCAAGTGCGCGGTAAGCAAAGCTATGCAACGTTCTAAAATGCGGCAGGTCAGCCTTTTCATTAAGTTGAAAACGACGGGCGGCGCGTTCCCTCGCCTCGCCCGCCGCTTTCCGGGTGAACGCAAAAAATGCAATGTCTTGTGACGACATACCTGCTTCTAATGCCTGGTCGACATAGTTAAGAAGCGTAGTTGTCTTCCCAGTCCCGGGAGGACCAAATATACGAAACATTAAAACGGCTGCGGATGAGCAGAAGAAATTCCGTTGGGCTTTATAGCGCCAATGGGAGCAGCGTATGCGGGTATGCTCCACACCCTCACTGCTTTTCCGCTAATCTTTAAAGAAGTTGATTCGCCGTTTATGTCTCGTAAACGCTGGGCAATCTTATGACTTTTGTATTCAAAGAAACGATGCTTGTGCAGATACGCGGTAAAATCTTTAATGCGAAAGTAAGTTCGCTCATCGTCTTCATTAGTGTATGGGCGGCGCAGCAGAATCTCTTCCCTGTTGTCTGCTTGCTGCATGACTGTGCAAAACTCTTCTAATAAATCGTAGAACTGACCGTTGATAGAGGCGTCCTGCGACACTTCAATGATGGCACCGTCTGTATCGCTCATCTCTGACAGCAACCCGTTTATACGGGCCTCCCACATGTCTTTCTTGACACTCTGCGGCATGAAGTTTAGCTGTTCGACACAGGCACGTTGAAACGCCGTCTGGTTCATCAGAGCGTCTGTATCTAGCTCTAACGGAAAGCCGTTAACATCCATAAACCACACAGGGGGAGTAGAGTTGTACTTGCGAAGATTCGCAATGGTCGCACCCGATACTGCGGCTTCAATGCCGTACTTCCTCGTCTTACAGACCTCGGCATTGCAGTAATCACAGATCGGGGCGTCTTTGCACTTGTAAGCGTAATCTTTCTTCTGAAGCTGTTTCGCTACAAGATTAACTTCGGAGAGAGGAAGTGGAGGTTCGAAGTAGCGCGTATTATACGTTAAAATCTCAGATTCCCAACTATCTGGGAAAGCTTTGCGTAAGTACACACCAACGTTGAAGAGCCCATTATTCCGTCCACCTTCGCTTATTTTCTGCGTGCAAAGCGTTTGTAAACAGGGCGGACCATCTTTGACAATGATGTTAGTGTCCGCTTCTTCTATGGTTATGCTGTCAAGCTGCTCCGGTTCTTGAGCGTATTGATCGTACAACCCAAAGAATTCTTCGATTGTACCGGACTGCCCATCATCTTTAATGACATAGCGCAACCCTTCCTCCGCATCATAATACGGAAGGTTTAAGAAATTACCTACGTCACCCCGGTCCAGGAACAACTTGACTTGTTTAGGAAATATTTCACTACCGCCGTAGCCTAAGCTTGCAGCAATAGTTTGTAAGGTCTCCTGCATCTTCTTTGCAGTAACCCATTCCTTTGTAAACAAAAAACAGTGAGCGCCTCCTGACTTAGAACGGCACACGACAAGCGGCAGCTTCATGCTACGCACTTTGTCTACTAGCTCTTTGTGATCTAACGGGTACTGATCAACGTCGACACAACCCCACTTACACTGGTTGTCTTCGTTGATCGGTATAATTCCAATTGCTTCACCCTCTCCGCTTAAATGACCGAGCCAGGTGTCCTTTGTTCGTGGCGTTTTAACAACGGTTGCCTTACCGGTATTCTTTCCATTTTGCGCTTTGCGATCTATCCGATATGTGCCGTAAGCTTGCTTTAGTCCGTCAAAGATAGCCGCAAATTTCTTAGCGTTATCAATCATGTTTCACCCGAAAAACGGGGCCTTTCGGCCCCGTATTAATTACCACGGAACGTCGTCAGAATTACTGCCGTCGTCACCCTCCTGCTCGTGCTTAACAACTACGTCGCCTGCGCGGATGCTCTTGGCAAACTCGCGTGCGTGTTGATACGCATCGACCTGATTTGTTTCAGCCAACGACTCCTCAAGCTCAACACTCCAACCCCACCAATCGCCTTTGTTGTTGTTCTCGTGCTGTGTCGTAAGCTTATATGTGTACGCAAAACGTGGCGGCTTGAATATGCCGTTCGCACCTTGCATCGTGCGACTGCTAACCACCGTGTTCCACGCTCTGGACTTCTTGAGCTGTGTAGATTTCATCGGTATCAAAGCCGCTTCCAGAGTCCCATCCTCTTGTTTTATAAGAACAAAATGCTGGTGCGTCTCTTCGATGTAATTACCACTACCGCCTACAATCACGTCTTTGTTGGTGGACGGATCACGCTCTGTTTCAGGGCGTTTATCATCCTTCTGATAAATGTTAACGGGAGCCCCAGGACCTGATCCACGCGGAGCCCATTCGATAAACACACGCTGATATGCACAAGGAATAACAGTGACACCGTCTTCCGGTTTCCACTGCTGCCCTGTTACTTCCTGCAATATCGTGCCGTTATCCTTATCAATTTTAAGGAATGGAATCTTGACGTCATCTTGATCAAGAGTCTCACCCATAGTCTCAGCATCGGCCTCAAATAGCGAGACTGCCGCCAACTCCGTACTAGCCTTTTCGGCCACTTCTTTTTTCTTTGCTTCTGCCATTTTTCGTTAACCTTTTTTAATGTTTGCGCGTTGACCCACATAAGCTCCGAACAAGTCCATCGGAAACTGCTTGCCCGATTCAACCTGGTCTTTTACAAATGCTTTCAGGGTCTGTGGATGGATGTCCCGCTTCTGTGCGGCAGGGTAGCCCTGACCAGCAAGAGAGGACATGAGGTCATTAGCCATTTGGTCTTCGCCGCGACCAAATTGACAACTAATAACATTCTTGATGATATCGTCATACCCATTTTCTTGCAGCCAACCATAGGCAGAATCTCGGTTTTCAACCTTGATATAAGCGCCATACGTTGGTTTTAGTTCGACTTTGGAACCGTCTTCTAGTTCCATTTTGGATACGCCGACTTCGTGTAGCAAAGCGGGAAGGTCTTCGTCGGTCAGCTTCAGCAAATCTTTCTTGCTCTGTTTGAGCTTACTGTCTAAGAGTTCTATTTCGTCTTGCTTGTTTCGGACAGCTCTTGCAACTTCAGCAATGCTGGCCACGCCACCGGTATCGAGGGATTCTACGGCAGACCCACCGGACTGATCTGCTTCCATTTCTGCAAAGAGGTCATCGACCATCGTTTTTCTCCTTTCGTGATTAAAGGACATGTTTTGCCCTTGCGGAGGAGGATAATAGTCCCATATAATCTCAGAAGTCAAGTGTAAATAGAAAGCCATGTATAAATTCAAAACAACACCTTACGAACACCAAAAAACTGTCTTTGACCAGTCTTGGACGTCTAGCATGTATGCGCTGTTTATGGAAATGGGCACGGGTAAATCCAAGGTAGCGATAGATACCATGGGCGCTCTGTTCAAGCGCAAAGACATAGATACGGCTCTTATCCTGGCACCCAAAGGCGTCTACGATAACTGGGTCAGGAAAGAAATACCGGCACATCTGCCCGACGACATACCCACTCGGATAGTGCGTTGGCAGCCCAACTTTACAAAGAAATTTACCCAAGAAATCAAAGACATAGCTTTGAGAGAGAACCGTGAGCCGGGGACGTTGCACATCCTGATTATGAACATAGAAGCGTTGTCCACGAAGAAAGGGGCGGCCTCTGCGATTAAATTTTTGCAGCTAAACCCAGACAACATATCTATCGTTGATGAAAGCACCACGATCAAAAACCGCAAGGCGCAGCGGACTAAAACGGTGCTTGAGATCGGCCGAGCGTCAAAATACCGACGCATCTTGACCGGTAGCCCCATTACCAAAACGCCCATGGATTTGTTTAGTCAGTGTGCTTACCTGGGCGACGATGCTCTGGGCTACACCAACTACTATGCTTTTCAAAATCGCTACGCCGTGACGCAGCAGCGGAGCATGGGCCACCGCAGTTTTCAGAAGATTGTTGGCTTTAGACGTCTTGAAGAGCTTACCGACAAGCTAGACCAGTTCAGCGCCCGAGTGTTGAAGCGTGACTGCTTAGACTTGCCGGACAAGGTATATATGGCGCGCAACGTGCCGTTGACCACGGAGCAGGTGAAGGTATACGGGCAGATGAAAGAACTGGCCCTGGCCCAGATGGAGGGTGGCGAGTTAGCCACCACCGCGTCGGTGCTTACACAGATCATGCGCTTGCAGTCTATTGTTTGTGGGCACTTACGAACGGACGACGGTGAGATACAGAGCATTAAGAACAACCGCCTGCCTGAACTGATGAACGTCGTGGAAGAGGCGCAGGGCAAAGTAATTATCTGGGCGACGTTTACGCAGGACTTGCTGAATATCCAAGAGGCGTTGTCCGAGGTGTACGGAGAGGACTCTGTTGCTATTTACTACGGAAGCACGCCACAGGATGAGCGGCAGGACATTGTGGATAAATTCCAAGACACCGAGTCTCCGCTTAGATTCTTTGTTGGTCAGCCCAAGACAGGCGGGTACGGTATCACTCTTACTGCTGCGGACACGGTGGTTTACTATTCTAATTCTTATGACCTGGAACTTAGGCTACAGTCTGAAGACAGAGCGCACCGTATCGGCCAAGAAAATAGGGTCACGTATATTGATTTAGTTTCACGTGAAACAATAGACGAAGTGATACTGAACGCGCTACGCCAGAAGATTAATCTGGCGAGTACAGTTCTGAATGAAGACTTCGGTGAGTGGCTGCGTTAGCCCTGTCCGCGTATTATTCCGCTTGTTATATCTGTGGGAAACAACTCTGCAAACTGCCTACGACTTTGCTGTAGATTAGATTGCGGTGCAGCCGCTTGTGGCCTGGGGGCCGCGGGCTGTGGTTGTGGTGCTACCTGCCGAGCCATGGGAGCAACAGGACGTCGGGTCTCTCCCTGGATGGTCTGACTGATAGGAACGGGACGTGTGGTTTGCTCTACCGCTGCGGGCTGCCTATCTGCACCGGTCGGTGTTCCACGGTACTTGGAAGGCTCTAAGATGTCCGCCAGGGCACGTCCACCGGCTGTTGTCAGAACAGCTTTTAGCCGTGGGCTGCGGGCAAGTTGTTCTGTTTCTCGGCGCGTCTCTGCTTTAGCTAGAAGCTCTGCCATAAGCTTAGGGTCTTTGACCGCTTCGGTCAGCGTCTCCCAAGCACGGCCTTGCGGCATTCTAGTTAATATAGTTTGTGCGGCCTGGGCCCCGGCTGCGGGTACAGCGATTTCGCCACCGCTAAATCCCAGTCTACGAGCCAACGCACTAGCGGCATTAGCACCAATCAAGCGAGCAGCAAATGACTCAAAAACACCGGTTGGCGTAATTAGTTCGGCATCATCGACACCTTCAACGCCAAGCCTTCCACTTTCTAAAGTTTCTTGAAACCTTCGTCCACGAGTAATCAGTTCTTTCATGCTCTTGAACTCATTAGCTCCATCTGCGTCCGCAAGAAGACCCTTACGTTGCAAAACATCCATAACCGAGCTTTGCTTTCGAGCCATTGGCTCAAAGAGGTAGCGGTTTAGCTTGTTGAAATCTATAGAGCCATCGCTTCGTTTGGCGTGGTTATACGCAGCGTCGTAAATGGCAAGCTTCAAACCTTCCATCACGTTTTCGTCTTTAGACTTTCTAGCAAAAGCAATCAGACGGTTTAAATTCTTCTCTGCATTAGGATTAACCTTGACACCGGGAGAGCCCACCAAGCGGTCTATTTCCGCCGTCGGGTTAGTATCTTTGCCCAAGAAAGCCCGGAAAGAGGCCATTTTATCTAGTTGCTTGTCCGCTCTTTCAAGCCCTTCTTGTGTGCTTCGAAGCAGGACTTCTGCGGTGTTGGCGTCTTGCAGCTCTTGGTACAGATTAGGATACCGCTCCTGTATAAAGCCGCCTTTTTGTCGTAAAAAAGTCTTCAATCGAGCAGGGTTGAGCCGAGGGCCGTCAGGTGTCTGGTCTAAAGCGTTAGCGGCGACCGCTCTCAAGATGGTCTCTTCTGCGCCT